GAAGATGTAAACCTTACTCTTGACCACGATTCTAATCAATGGAAAGTATTACCCAGCGCACCCGATGATGACAAGCGTAAGGTAATTAAGTTTGTAAAAGAACAGTTTGATTTAGCCTATCGTGCTAGACGTGAGATGGAACTTGAATGGGCTATGGCTATTGCCTTCTTTGAAGGACGGCAGTGGTTTACTATAAGTAGTCAGACTCGTAATCTTATTAACCTCCAAAATCCTAATGAGGCAAATCGCTACATTACGATTAATAAAATGCGTCCATTGATTGATGGTGTGGTAGGTAAGTTGACTCAGGTTGGACCTGATGCACGTGCTGTACCTTTATCCCAGAATCAACGTGACCTACTTGCATCTGAGGAAGCAAATCATATTTGCGGTCACTACAATCGAAAGTTTAGTCGTGAAACGCAGTTAAAGGAACGTGTACGTTGGGCTTGTGTATGTGGAACATCCTATTTAAAGATTTACTGGAACGCTCGTGGTGAACAAGTCATGCCGTATTTCTCTCCTGATACTGGAGAAATTACTGGTTATGAGAATATTCAAATCGGCGATGTCACGGAGGAAATTCTTCCTGCATTCGATATATTCCTTGACCCAACTGCCAAACGAGATGCAGACGTTAGGTGGCTTATTCATGCCGCTACTAAGCCACTATCTTGGTTTGTTGACAACTACGGTGACGAAGGTAAGTTAGTTTCTCCTGATGCATTGATGGGGAACAACGCTTCGTATGTTGATGCATACCTTGAAGGTGGTAATGGTTCTGGTAATGGATGGACTCCAGCATCTACTGCAAGACTTGCACAAAGTGACTCACGTAAACGTGCAGCAGTTGTTTATGAATATTGGGAAAAACCGTCACAACAGTATCCATCAGGGCGATATATAGTTAGCACTAACTCAGTTCTGCTTCATGCTGGACCGTGGCTATACAAGAAGAAGGATGAGTTTCCATTCATTCCTCTTCGATGGCAACCTAGGTCAGGCACACCTTATGGTCACTCACTAGGATTTGACCTATGTCCATTGCAACAAACCTACAATCGAGTTTACTCACGAATGCTAGAACAGTTTGAACAACAGCGTGACTACGTTATGGTTCAGCGATTGTCTAGTGTTGGCGCAGATGCCTTTAATCATACTGGTGATGATTATCTTGATGAGACCCGAACATACAAGAAGATTTACTACAATCCGGGTTCTGCTCCGCCAGTAATTTCTCGTGCTCCGGGTATCGGTGGTGACTTGTTCCCACTACTTCAATACCTTGAAAAAGACATGATGGATATTGCTGGATTGCATGATGTATCTCAGGGTCAAGCCCCAGCAGGTACACCAGCAGAAGCAGTAACGCTTCTTCAGCGAGCGGATAACACTCAACATAGTTATGTTCGTGCAGACATTGAAATCTCTGCCGCTAAAATTAAAGAGTGGGAAATTGCTCTTGTAGAAGAATTTGGTGTAGCACCATTCATTGGTAATGTCGATGAACAGGCTAACCCAATGCAGAAGATGGAACAAGGTGTTATCAGTTTTGAACACATCCGTAATGGTGGTCAGTTCAGGATTGTATACATACCGGGTTCTACACAGGAAGATAGCCCTGACCAGAAACTACAGAAGGTTATTGCTATGCGTCAGATGGGTCTATTCGGTGACCCACAAGACCCAGCGACTAATAAACTTGTTGTTAGTATGCTTACATTGCCAGAGACTGCAAAGATTATCAATCACTTGAATATGCAAGAACAAGCAATGGCACAGCAAGCACAAATGATGCAAGAGCAAATGGCTCAAGCACAGCAAATGGAAACGCAGAAGAGTCAGAAGTTTGACCCTGAAGCAGCCCAGATGCAAACACAACTTGATGTTCAGAAGAGTCAAGCCCAGATTGAGGCTAAGATGATGGCAGACATTGAGAAGATGCGTGAGCGTTCTCGTCTTACTCAAGAGAACGATGCAGCAAAGAGTATTGTTGAGATTTCTCAAGAGAATTTGCGAAATCAAATAATGCAAAACCAATCGCCAACTATTGGCAATGAGTAAATAAAGGAGTACGATAAATTTGTCAGACGAGATGATGACACTTACACCTGATTCATCAGCAGGTGCGTCAGACGGATATGGCGTTGGTAACGCCATTTTGGACACGATTAGGGATTCCGCCGACCCCGAAATCTTCGGCACAGCAGGCGTTAACGATGGTGCTGATGTCCCAGTGGAGCAATCCACAATCGACGAATCCTTCGGGTATTTGTCGGAGCCAACCAATGGTGATGCGTCGAACCCCGGACCAATTCCTTACGATAGGTTCAGGGAAGTAAACGATAGGGCTAGGAATTATTCCGACCGGCTAGATAAGTGGGCTGATGTAATCACCCAGTTTGAACAGCAGGGATATCAATCCGCAGCAGACGTACAACTTGCTTTGCAACGGCAACAGCAGGAAATGGCAGAGCAGCAGATTGTTAGTCGATATCGTGAACTTGAACAACAGGAACTAGTAGACCCAGCAACTGCACAGTTGCAACTAGATGCCGAGTTGGAACGCTATCGCTACCAGCAGGCTATGGCAGAGGTGAGCCATTATATGGTTCAGCAAGAGCGACAGACTGCATTGGAGCAATATCCATTGGCTAAAGAGGCTACTGCACTTGTTGATTCACTAATCAATGCAGGCAATGAACCAACCAAAGCCGCACAGATGGTGCATGACCACGTCAGCAGACTCACTCAATCACTCCGGTCAGAAGTTGCACGGCAGGTTGCACACGGTCAACGTACTCCAACCCCGCAGTCTCAAGCAAGTTCTGCACAGGCAGTGGTTAATGGCAATCAACAGGGTATGGGTGTCGGAAGACAATCCCTTAGCCAGTTGATGGGAATCAATAAAAACCGATAAACGGTTAATGAAAGGTCACAGTAATGGCAATCGACTTTAATGGTGCATTGACCTTGGCTGACCAAGCGGCTATCAGCAACGACCCGCTCGTCAAGGAAATCACTAAATCTCTTCATAAAACGTGGAATGCTCTTAAGGACATCCCACTTTACACGTCTCCGTCTCTTAAGCAAATTGGTGTTCGCTACCTAAACTCAGGTATCCCTTCGCCAAACTGGACTGGCGTTAACTCTGAACCGGTAGCGGTTAAGGGTCGACCAAAGTCCTACGAAGAGCAGATGTATCTTATTCGTAACAAGATTCTTGTAGACCACGTTCTGCTTGACCAACCTACGAATATCATCGACCCAATTGAAGCACAGGTTCAAATCTTCCTTGAAGGTTTTGCATATGACTTCAATGATAAATTCGTAAACAATAACCCGCTAACAGGCAATATTGACTGTTTTCCGGGTCTTTCTTATCGTATGGACAACCCCGGTGACTTTGACATTCCTACAGAAATGAATGTAATCGCACCAGATGCTGCACGTATTGATGGAACATCGTCTGCTACTACAGCAGGTACGGCAAACGTGTTTCTTAGTTACCTTCAGCAATTGCTTGACAATATGAATGCTCCAGACGGAGATGGTGTTGTTTTGTATATGTCTGAAAAGATGAAGCGGCAGATTGAATTTGCAATCCGTCTTATGGGAATTGGGGCTGGATTCGATGTCACTCGTGACTCGTTTGACCGCCCAGTTGAAAAGTATAAGAATGCAACTGTTCGTACTGTTGGTCGTAAGGCTGATGGCACTACTGGAATTATTTCTGATACTCAGAGTGCTTCTGGTATTACTGGTGCTGTTGCATCTACCATTTATGCTGTCCGATACGGAACAGGCTATGCACAGGGATGGCAGAGCGGACCATTCAAGCCAACTTACCTTGGTCTTTCTAAGGAAAATGGCATTATGCACAATGTAGTTTTTGACTGGGGCATTGGCTTGTGGATTCCACATACTCGTGCTGTTGGTCGACTCTATGCTCGTATTTCAGGTTAATAGAAAGGAAGAATAGAAATGGCACGTGATAAGAAGGCTTCCTTCAAATTTACAGCGGTTACTGGTGCTACTGCTCCCCAGATGAATCAGGGGTCAGTAACAACCGATAAGTTGGGTGCAACAATCACGATTACAGCATCTTCGGTTGCTTATCGTGGTGCATCTGATGTGTTCTCGACTCCAAATATGGTTCTTGCAGCGGCTGCAGATTTTGCTTCACAAGCAGATACTGCTGCATCAGGGTCATCTGACCTTAATGGAACCAACGGACAAACTATGGAGTTGTTCGCTAAGGTTGTTTACACTATGGGTGGAGTACTTACAAACATTGGGTCTCCAGTTTGGAAAGTCGTTGGCTCTGCTGCATCAACAGTATCTACTGGCGCACTTTCCTCGTCCCCTGTAAGCATTTCGGCTGAAGTACCGCTTCAGACTTCCGCAGGAACGTATGTTGCATACCTCCCTGTATTGTCTTCTAAACCATATTGGCAACTGCAACTTACTGGTACTGCTTCTGGTGCTGCATCTGGAGCAACAGTTCAGGTAGTTATGGCTGCACTTGTCAATGGACGTGACGGCTCAGTTGGTCTCTAATTAGACTAAGGTAACAAGATGACACTAGGTGAAATCAAACAAAAGGTTAGGATGATAGGTTTGCACCATTTTGGTAGCAAGCAGGACCTTGACCCATTTGGTTTGGAATACCTAGTGTTGGAATCTGCCAACCAGATAGCCCGTAAAACAGACTGTTTGTTTGGCAGACGTTACCTAGACTTAGAAGATGGTGTAGACGAGTATTGCTCCCCTGATATGTATCGTATTAGGGGAGTATTCAAGTT